CCCCAAAGACCGCGTCCCCAGGTTGTAGGGGATACACCCCAAGTATTAGCAGCCATCTAAGACCCCGGCTCCCTAAGCGAGTCTTATGATCGCTAATGTATCAGTATAGTTTGGAAACTGAATTGTGAAAGTACCAGCTGTAGAAGTTTTAACAGTACTAAAATCCAACACGGCAATAGATTTATTACTCTTTGATGAATTGTAAATTAAAGCTCCCATTGCAGAAATTGTTGCAGTTAAATAAGACAGATCAGTAAAATCAGCAATAGCTGTCGTTCCCGACAAACTAGTTGTTTGACCCGCTAAAGTTTTTCCTCCTGCAGTATAGTCCCCTGAGTTTCCTACTTCACCTGAAGCTGTGTAAGAAGCTAGGCCAGGACCAATTACTGATGAGTCTGTATATAAAGTTAATTTAAGAGTATCTCCACTAGCAGCGATATCATGGTCACCGGCTAATAGTTGTCTCTTAAAAGAACTGGTAATTGCACTTGTTGTTATAGCCATATTTTTCTCCTATTATGGTCCCGGTGAAGGCGAATCAATTCGTATTCGGATTGCTCCATCATCGTAATCGTCTCTTCTCCTTCGACCAACTTGTTCGATTGCGAACTTCTCTACCTCTTTATTATAGCGTTGCTCATATAATGTCAACATATCTTGTGGACCCTTTAAATATGAGAAAGCTTCAACAAGACACGCATATAATAGGCCATTTCCAAAATTCTGGCTAATATAAGTAGTCGTGTTTCCAGAAGCCAGAGCAGTCGGCATCTTTACAAAATTAACCTGAAACTGATAAGTAGAATCGGGGCAAGGAGCGACTGTAATAGTCCCTGAAGTCGTTACGGCTACTCCCGTAGCACCTCCATACATTGCGTAATATTTAGGCAGCCCGCGGCCTGTAGCTGTGGTTGTTCCACCTTCAGCGAATTTGTTATATTCGTTGATAAAAGTAATATCTCTTTTTTGTAAATAGGTACGTTCGGCTGGAGACGATCCATCTACCACTTCTATGGATCTAATAACAAGACACCCAGCGGGCGCATTAATATATTGCTGCCCTGTGACAAAATTCCCTAATTGAGAATCTCGGTAAGCGTCAATGTTAACTTCTCTTAAAATTCTATGTTCTGAATTTTCAATAAACTGATCTGTAATCGTACTAGTAAGAACATCAGTTCCTACTTCAGTATAATTTCCAATCGCTGTAGTTAATGTTGCGTATGTGAATCCTGCCATTATGCTGATATAGTTACCGGTCCAACGGACACTGGATAACCTCCTCCTTTTATTCCTCCTGTTGTAGCTGTACTAGTATCTACAACAAAATAAAACCAATTAGTAGTTTTATCTGTATCACGCGCACCGCTTACCCATTTTCCTGTTCGAATCGGGTAGCCAGCGGCTTTTGTAACATTAGATCCTGCAATACCGTCAAAGGTAGGTGGATTAGTATAATTCCCTCCTGTTGAAGAAGCGCCTCTGAATCGATAAGTACTGGAATCCGTTAAGCCATGACCAGGTACGTTGACATTAATATAAGAAGACCCTCCACCATAAGTGGTGAAAGGATCCTTAGGCATTAATTGTGTAACAGCCGGAGCCGTTCTTGCAGGTCTGGCTTTTTTTAAAGCTATTGGATCCGCTCCATGGGGTCTAGGACTTAATTGAGGTTGTTTAGATTCAAATTCTGAATAATGAACAAAGAGACCATTCCATTGGGTAACCATTTCATTCCATGGAAAAGCTTGTCCACTAATGTCTGAAATAGCAAGTGCATATTTTCCTTTTGCAAAATTTGCCATTATTTTTTACCTCCAGGTCCTAAAGGCTTGCCTATTAAACCGCCTTCAGCTTTTCGGTTTTTTAATTCTTTTTCAATTTCATCTTTTATTTCTTGAGGTGTTTTTGAATCATTTAAAAGTTCTCTTAAACGACCACTACCCATGTGACCTATTCCAGATACAAATTCTCTAATTTTTACACCAGCACCACTTCCTGGATATTCATAAGTTTTGCCCATAATTATATATTCGGATAATAAGTTTTTGGCGTAATGTATGTACTCGCCTCTGAACCATCCGCTGCCTCCGCTCTAATTAATTCATCTTCATATAATAATTTTAACTGTTGTGTTCTGTCTGGTGAATATTTTAAACTTAAATAGTATGCAAGACCTGCGCACATAGCAGGAATATAATTGTAAGGAACATCCACAGCATTAAAATAGCTTCCGGCGTCCTGAATTCTTTTTACAAAATAGATATGAATTTCTTTCGATGCGTTAGTAGAATCGGCTGTTAAATAAATAGTGACAGTTGTCTTATCAATAAACCGTTGAACAAAATATTGGGAAGGAGTTCCTTTCGCTAATTTATTAGATAAGGCAGAATACGTTGATCTAGTTATTTTTGTCAAAGCTGCATCAGATTCGGAAGTTGTTCCTCTGCTTGTTCTAAGAGTAGCTTCAAGGACATCCTCTAATCCATAAGTAGAAGTGCCTGTAGTTCCGCCTGCTGTGGTGTCACTAGCCCCGTCTCCTGTAGCTCGATAAAAAGTATAAGTTGACTGACCTTCAACAAGGTCAATATTGGTATCTCCTACTTCCCAGTAGTGTAATCCTCTATTAGACCATTCTTGAAAAAGAATGTTTAAAGATCGTCTTGCTGTTTTTAACTGGTAACCGGCAACTCCACGAATTCCACATCTTTCATATGCTTCTTCGATAATATCATCGATGTAAAATGTTTTCCCGAACGTTGCTGTTCCGGATGTCGTATTAGCCATCTAGTCTCCTTAACCGTCGTAGAATACTGTTACACCTGTTACAGAAGCTGCTGGTACGGTTATATAAGCTCCCGCATCAAACAGTACCCCATTATCAGGAATATAAGGCTCTATAGCATCCACTGCGCCAGTTGTAGGAATCGTTAATAAAGTAGTTCCTGTTATTGAAGTATTTTTAAAAACAATACTTCCAGCAGAAGCTTTACTTGTACCTGTTATTCCTCTGATTCGCGTTCTTCCTAAAAATACTTGTCCAGTAAGGTCTCCTGTTCCCAGTATCCCAGCTTGAATATCAGTTGCAATAGCTCCATCAGAAACAATACTCGTAATAGTCAAATATTTGTTGGCAGAGTTTACTGTTGCAGCTGCTCCAGGACCTGAAAGATCCTCTGTTTGAGCATCTCCATTTCCATCAGTTCCTGTAATCGTGAAAGTATTTCCACTATTATCCGCACTTGAATATAAAGTTATTGTTTCCGTAAGATTTCCGTAAGGTCCTCCGTCGGCTATAACTAAAGTTGTCGCTGAACCTGATGCAGATACTTGATTAGCATCGACACCATCTGGTTCAAAATATTTCGATTTTACATTTGTTACATTTCCCATGATTTTTTCTCCTTAAGTGTGAGCTCCCGAAGGAGCTCACATTATTTTATTTATTACGCTGCCCAGGCAAATGTGCCAGTTACAGCTAATGGATCACGTGCAAGATCGTATGCAAAATGCCATGTTCCAGTTGTAATACAAGTAAAATACAAATAACAACCAATAGTTAATATATTAGTTGTTGCAGAAGCAGGTGTAAACGTAAGTTTCGTTTCACTTGCCGTTGAAGTATCCATTGTCATGAGAGCTGCAGCTGTACTTGCAACTTTTGAACCAGTTGCGAATACATCGCTTCCAGCGCAATCGAAGACAAGAGCAGCTGTTCCGCCAGTTGTATCCTTTGATTGAGCGTGTACTACAATATCTCCCTGTGTTGCTGCTGGTAAAGTTACCGTTTGTGCAGCGCCACCTGTGTAGTTATTGATTGTGATTACATTTTTAGTGTAAGTTCTTGTTGCATTTGTTGTCACTACTGTTGCAGTTAAACTAGTAAAATCTGGTTTTAGTCCCAGAGTTCTTGTAGTTATAACTCCTGTGCTAGCAGCTTTATTGATCTGAGCAAATCCTTTTTCGGATCGTACTGGACCATTAAACGTTGTGTTTGCCATAATTATAATCCTCCTAGTTTGTGAATCTAGTCTCTAGGCCGTCGACTATACTCGTCTAGATTCATTAAATAATTGTATAGTAATTAATCTATAACGCAGATTTGCGTATAGTGCAAGGTATCCTTAGGTAAAAAATTGATTTTTGATAGCGCTTAAGTGGCTATCGAAACTTGGGGCTTGGCTTTTTGAGCTTGAGTTAGACGCATATCTTCTTCAAACTCCTCGGTAATAATTCGTTTAACAACTTCCTGAATTTTTTTGTCAATGGCAGCCATATTAATACTATATCTGCCCTGCTTCAGGTGTTCCTGTTGCCACTCGAGTTCCAAGGACCTCTTCATAGTGTATAGGTTTTGAGTCATTGTTAACCTCCTCATAGGTTATCCATTTCCTCCTAGATGAGTCGCTAAATCCATCTTTCTCCCAGTTTAACTCCTTTTGTCCTACTTTGTCAAGTATTGCTTTCTCTATAGCATCCCTGTCATCTTCACTATCTACTGTAAAATCAACATAATAGCCATAAGCTCGTATCTGTATTCTAAATTTTTTCATAATCACATCCATAAAAAAAGAGGGCGATTCGAAAACCGCCCTCTCTATATACATTAAATGTTACGTACCTTCAACACCATATATTCCCCTAGGGTCGGATACGCCGAAAACGTATCTTTCTCTAGCTTTATATCTAACATTTCCAGTAGAGAAATCACCTTCCATTTTAGTTTGGATTGCTAATCTCTCAAAATGTTTCATTCCGTTAGGAACGTCAGTAATAATGTACCAAGAATCACTATCTGTTAGATAGTGATTTACTCTATAACCTTGAGGAACCATCCCCATGTTTTTAAGTGCATTGATATCATTATCAGCTGTTCCAACTCTACCTTGAGATTTTAATAATCTCTCAGCATTAAATTGATTCGCTGAAGGAATTATTAACTTAGTTCCTCTAGCTGCAATTTTTAGACCTCTTTCATCAGTCAGTGCAGCAATGTCAATCAATGCTTGCTCTAACGATGTTTCGTTAAGGTCTGCCTGTGTACTTAGCGTGTTTGAGAAAGTACCAGCGATCGTTGGGTGTGATGTACTAAACAAAGCAACTGCATCACCTGAATCAAAATTGTCTACTCCTGGTAGACCTTGGTTCAACGGTGTTACTGCTTTTATTTGTTTAGCGCTCGCCATTGATCTTGCTAGTGCTTTTGTATAACGAGACGCGAGTCTGTCATACAGATTATCTTCCATTGCTTCTTCAGTGATAGCAAAAGCGAGAGCAACTGTCTCGTTAGTGTATCTAGCAGTGAATGTTTCCTGAGCATTGTCAAACGCAACTGCTGAACCTTCCGGTTTAACATATGCATTAGCAAATCCAGATAACATTACTTCTTCTTCAAAAGCTCTGTCAGATGATTCTTGAGTATAGATTTCTCTATGCTCTTGGTCGTATTGTTTATACTCGAGACCGAACAAGGCGTTTAAACCTGGCTCAAGCTCTTTTACGAGTTGTTGTCGTGATATAGCCATAATTTATCCTCCTTA